ACTACTTGTTTGTATGATGGTTTTCTACCTTTAGTACCTTCATACAATGCTAAATCTTTTTTAGTTAATTTAGCTTTACGAGTAAATTTAATGAATTTTTTACCTATATAAGCTTTGCCACTTGGAATGTGGATTACTCTATATATAAAACCGAATGTTGAAGGAGGAAAATCCTCAATTGAGGTCATTTCCTTGCCTTTGTATAACCAATTCATAATTTATCGGTCTATGTTTATAAAAATATTAGTATCCGTTGTCCTTGAAATAGGTAAGGGTTGGGATAATTTCCCTACTGCAAGTAAATTTTGAGCGTTATCATATAATCCTACTGTAGTAGCATATGGGGAGAAATAAGAACCAGTTACAAAATCATATACTGTACCATCTGTAGAACCTGAAATGATAGAAGGGTTTTGGGAAAAATTAAATTCAAATTCATTTATAGTTGCTTTATATTGTGTTTCGTAGATATCAAGTGAACTAGAAAATGAACAAGTTACATTAGTAGCAAAACGAGTTGAAAAGTCATAAATATTAAATGGATTAGTATTATTTTCGTTTGTAATAGTAATAATACCGTGTTGGTATATAATATTACCTACTACACTATTTGGAACAACTAATCCACTACCTGAAATTAGAATATTACCTTCCCCATCATCCGTAAATTTAACACCATTAGTATTATCTTCCCATACAAAAGAATTAGGTTGAATATAATCACCAAATAAACGGGAAGGAATTGAAATAGCTACTATATCAGAATTTGAAGAAGTAGGAAAATATCTTGATGGTGTTAATGTAGATTGTAGATAATTTTCATATCTACCTTGAGAAGAAGCAGGGCCTACTAATCTATCCCCATCTTCATTTTCACCTGGGAATAAACTAGCTGTAGTAACTGGGCCTCCGGTTGTTGAAGTTTGATAATTAGAATAATACAATTCTTTAATAGAATTATAAAGTAAATTTCTTCTAATTCCATTGAATTCACCTATTTGAGTAACAGGATCACTATTTCTACCTTCATAAGTAAAAATTTGTACATCAGGATTCCCAAATGAAGATGAAGGAAATGAGAACCCCTTATTAACTCTAAAGGGTTCTACAATTATGTCCTGTGATAAAAATTGTTTGAATGCACTCATTCATTTTAAAAGTCTAATTTAACTCTAACAAGAGCTTCTTTTGTAAAATCTTTTTCTAATGGTTTCGATAACTTAGCTACTGCTAATAACTCATTAGTATCATTATACAAACCTACAGTTGTAATATATGTTGTAGGGGAATTAATAAATGATGGGAATAATACCTCACCAGTTGAGCCTGAAATAAATGATGGGTTTTCTGAGTAATTAAATTGAGAACTTCTAGGTCTTACAAACACAAAATCCGAAGTAATTGTTTCTTCTGAATTTGCTGTAAATGATGAAGCGTTTGAATGAGTAATTGCTGTAAATATTGTATTTAGGTTTGAACTAGATGTAGCTACTAATGCTGAAGTTAAAGTAGCATCTAAACCAATACCACCATCGGCTTCATCATTAGATAATGCTCTTGGATTTAAAATATAAGTAGCAATATCTGGTAAGAATAAACCATATGAACCTGAATCAATACTGTATCCATTCGATTCTAGTGTAGTAAATACTGTACCTGCTGAACCGGACACTAATTGGAATACTCTACCTGCATCATTAAATACTACTGAGGAGGCTACTTGACTATTATCAGTTAATGAGACAACACCATCTGGACCTCTTAATAATAAAGTTGATGAACCTGGGAATATAGATTCTTTGTATCTACTTCTTTCCATTGATACAGCCCAAAAATCTGATGATGTAATACTACCAAAAGTAAAATCTGCATTTTCATCGCCTAATACTAAGGTACGATATTGGCCATAAACTGTTGAAGATGGTGATTTACCGTCTACATCTAAATTATAAGCGGCACTACCACTTCCTAATTCGTTACCATAAGTAACTGCAAATTCTAAAGATGAAGTTGCGGCATTTGAAAATACGTTTAAGTAGTAATCTCCTGAATTGCTTGTTCTTTGAGTTGAAGACGTAAAAAATGTAGTAATAGTTGGGATTTGGCTATCGGTAAATATACCAGCTGTAATACTATCAGCTGATACTACAAAATCGTCTGCTTCTAATCTATTAAATGACATAATTAGGATACTTTAGTTATAGTGATGGGGACTTGTAATCTTGCTCCACTATCTCTACCTACAATTGTCATTGTAGCGTATAATGCAGTATTACTACCAAATAATGTATTTACTGTAGTTGCTCTAAGGTTAATTGTTGTACCTACTACTGTTGCAGATACATTAGTACCTAATGTTGTAGTTGAATTAACATTTAAAGCATTTGTTTGAGCTGAATCTATACCAACACCTTCAAAAGTAGATAATAATCTAACATCTGAGATAGTAGCTGTATAACCACTAGCTTCGTTTTGATTACCACCTAAATAATTTAGTGTTTGTGGAGTAATTGCTAATGAAGCACCTTGTTTAATTACAATATTAGTATAACCTACATCTAAGATTGGCATCTTAGCAGTACCACGTGGTAAAGTAGTAAGTTTATACTTCATGATTTGTGTTTCATCAGGAAATGCTTCTAGTAAAGGCATATTTTCAATTGCCTGACCATAGTAAGCTGAACCTGATGGGTGTGATGGATTATATAATGTATAATCAATTTCATCATCAGCTAATGCAAATTGTGTGATACGGAATGTACCATCATTTTTAGCAAGTAACTCTCTACCCTTTGTTGTAAGGATAGCATCTACAGTTACTACCGAATTATTTAAATATCCCATTGTTTAATACGTATTTAGTTATAAATATATGTTATTTTTGAGTTTATGCCAAATTATAATGTTTTACTTCCAAAAGTAGTAACTATACTTTCAAGGTCATTAGTGATGGGTTCATTACTAAATTCTTGGTACATAACTCCTGAACCTATTCCACTTAAAGTATTTTCTCTAACTACAATACCATTTCCATTAGATCTCCAAATTAAGGCACCTAAAGAAGGAAAGCCTGGTTTCTCCCCTAGGAATGTACCTCCCCCACTCCAATCGGGACTATTAGTTTTTTGGTTAAGATAAAAATATAAACTTCCATCATCTGATGATGAGACAATTTGTCTTATACCATAATATCCTAAAGGATCTATTAGGTCCCCCTTAGCATCAATACTATTATTCATTACAAAAGGAGTTAGAGGTGTATCACCTATATATTCAATAGGGTTAGACATAGTAGTGTAAAGACTAATATACCACTTTTCTCCTTGTTCTATACCTTTAACAAGTGTATCTCTAACAAAATTTATATTAGCAAGTGATCCTGTTTGGTAAGTTTCAGTTGTAGGATTTATTTCTACAGTTGGTAAAGTATTATTAATTCCTGCTAGTACAAATGCATCTTGACCATTTTCTACATAAGTTTGACCATATGTCAAATTATTTGAACCAGTATTGGGTATCATAAAGGATGCAATAGTAGGTACTTGAATACTACTAGCTATAACATTTAATCCTCCTACATTAGCTTGAGAATCTGAGTATTGGTAAATTTCAACATTATCCCCAGATTTAAAGGATTGTTCTATTATACCAGTAAAATTATTTTGATCTGAGGATAAAGTTGTTACATCATTAGAATTATTATCTACTAATAATAAAGTATTTACTGTTACTGCTCCTGCTCCCAATATTTCAGGGGAAGTACCACCTCCAGTTCCAAATTGAGCTAAAACAGATCCTAAACTTTCTACATTAGGAAGAACACCAAATCCCCCAGATGTTGTGTTTTGATTAAAATCTGGTGATGTAGATTTAGCTCCTAAATAATTACGTCTTAATATTGGGGTTGAATAGTAATTGTAATCTTGTATAAATGCTTTAGGTAAATCACCACCTTGTTGGGATGCTGATATAATTACTTGTTGGTTTACTGCTTGTATAGCATTACTATTATAATCTAAATCCCAGAAAATGTTACTTTGTCTTGGAATTAAAGTATTATTAATAACAGCATTGAAATCAGAATATACTAAATTAGGAATATTAGCATAAGGATCTAATACAATTAAAGATGAATTAACTGTATCAGAGTTAAAATTTCCTGTGGAAGGATTATAACTAACAATCGGGTAAGAACCATCTACTAGGTCAATTTTAAATTGCCCATTTCCTAAAGCAGTAATGCTTTTAATAGTCCCTGTATTTGTTATAGTAGGCATAGTAGATTATCTTTATGGTGGGGATATAAAATATTTAAGATCAAAGGTAATTTTATCTCCTGGTTTTAAATTACGGATGGCTGAGTCTGAATTAGTTCCATTTAAATCTTCTTCATTAATATATATTTCAGTAACATAATAATCGTTTAAACTACCTATTTCATTATAATCAAATTCCCAAATTAATTCACCAACTGCTGGGTTTTCAGCATTAGAACCTGAGGTTTTATAATTTATAACTACTGTGTTTTCTTTTAATAGTGTATTATTTGGGTTTAA